CTAAAGTACCATCTATATCAGCATTACCAGAAATATCTAATGAAGCACCATCTACTTCTCCTGTTACTGTAATACTATCAACATAAGCATCTTTAAAACGAACACCTGTTGTACCTAAATCAACATCACTATCTGTCTGTGGTCCAAAAACACCATCTGATACAAACACTTGTTCAGCATTCGCAGCATAAAAATGTATTTCATCTGCTGTTTCAAAATCTATCTTTGTTTCATCATCTTCACCTATTTTAATATCTGTAGCTAGTAAAGAGGTAATACCTGTCTGAGCTGCATCTATTGTTAATGTTAAATCAAATGGGTCTGAGTCTGAGCCATCACTTGTATCTGTAAAGTTTGTAGTAATACCAGAACCAATAATTTTTAGTTCTTTACCATTGTCTATTGTAACTTCTGTACCATCATCATCTTCTATAATAAAATTTGACATTCCAGATGCAGAGGCTACTAAGTCTATAGTTCCATCAGCATCTTGATAGGTTGCTGTAATGTTTGTCTCTGTGTTAGAACTAAACATAGCTCCAACTGTATCTTGTATAACTTCTGAAAGATCAATGTTAGCAGTACCATCAAAACTTACTCCATGAATTGTTCTAGCAGTTTCAAGAGCTGTTGCTGTTGCTGCATTACCTGTAGTGTCTTGATTAAGTGTCCCAATAACAAAGTCTAAAGTATTATCAGCATCATCATAAGAAACTGTAATTCCGGTTTCTGTATTTGAAGATACCATAGCACCCACAGTATCAGAAATAGTTTCTGCTAAAGTTACACCATTTATAGTTATAGCATCTGCTTCAAGAGTTCCATCAACATCAACATCACCTGATACATCCAAACTAACAGCATCAACTTCACCAGCTACAGTTAATACACCATCAGCTAATGTCATTAAGTCTGTATCATCAGTATGTCCAATGTTTGTGCCATTTATAATAACATTATCAACAGTTAAAGTTGTAAGTGTGCCAAGACTTGTAATATTTGATTGAGCTGCACCTGTTACTGTTGCTGCTGTTCCAGAAACATTACCTGTAACATTCCCTGTTAATGGACCGGCAAAAGCATCAGCTGTAACTGTGCCATCAAAAAATGCATCTTTAAATTCTAAACTAGATGTGCCTAAGTCAATATCATTATTAGTAACTGGCACTAAAGCACCATCCTGTAATTTTATCTGATCGGCACCAGCTGCTCTAAATATGATATTGTTATCTGTGGCAAAATCTATATCATTGTCGGCATCTCTACCAATAACTAAACTTGTATTTAGTAAAGATGATATTGTTGTTTGTGAAGAACCAAGCACAAAATCAAGTGTATTATCACCATCCTCAAAACTAACAGAAATACCTGTTTCAGTATTAGAACTTACCATACCCCCGACAGCATCAGTAATGACTTCATTTAAAGTCGCACCATTTACTGTAATAGCATCTGCCTCTAATGTACCATCTATATCAGCATCACCAGATATGTCTAAAGAACCAGCATCTAGTTCTCCTGTTAATGTAACATTTCTAAAACTTCCAATATCTTTATTGCTATCTACTACTACTGCTTTAGAAGCTGCAACAGTTCCTGCTGTAACTCCATCAATAGTTTCGAGTTCTGCCTCACTAATATCTGCTGAACCAATAACAAAACTTGTACCTGTAATTGTTGTACCTGTAATAGCTGCTGCACTTGAGCCACCTATTATTGCTCCATCAACAGTACCACCATTTATGTCTGCAGTATCAGCCACTAGGCTATCAATATTGGCAGTACCATCAATGAATAAGTCTTTAAATTCTAAACTAGATGTCCCTAAATCAATGTCGTTATCTGTTATAGGAACTATAGCTCCATCTTGTATTCTTAATTGTTGTACTGAAGAGGATGATACCTCTACATAAAATTCTATATGATTGTTTGATGTATCTATTAATACTTTGTTGTTTGGGGAAGTTTCTCCAGCATCTCCTATAAGGCCTATAACTGGACCTTCACCAGTTGTACCATCATGTTTGTGTCCTGTTGAATTATTAAAAGCACTAACTAATTGATTAAATTCATTATTAAATAATGCTGCTGTAATCGTATCTCCGTCTACGAATGTACTTTGTCTTGTATAACTTGCCATTTTAAATTATCTCCTTCCTGATGGTATAAAGTCTATGTAAAATCCATTAATCGTATATGGATGTCTTGTATCATCACTAATGAATGTAAAATTGTTACTATGACCACTTCCTTGCAAAGGTATTCTAATCATAGGATTTTCTGCACCTCCAAAAACAGTAGTATTAAATACTGCTTCTCCAAATAAAGCTGCTGGATTTATACTGCCTAAATCAAAATCTGATGCTGGTTGAGGTACATCTAAACTACTGTAATCAAATCTTACTCTAAGATCAGGCTGAACAACTCCTTCTGCATTTGCTGAGACTTTAATGAAATGTAGAGTCTTTAAAGTTCCTAAATCTCCATAATCATAATCAGGAGTTTCAAATCTAGCTAAAATATTTTCACCATCAAAGTCATTTCCATTATCATGTAAATATACAAATCCAGCTGTTGAGCCATGGTAGTATTGTTCAATACCATTATTGTCAAATCCAGAACCTATTTCAGTTACTTCAAGTCCTCTTGTTTCAGACCATTGAAATCCATTAGGTCTTAGTGTTCCTATTATTCCTCTTTGTTGATTAGCATTTATAGAAGTATTTGTATAAAATAATCTGTATTGAGATTTCTCTCGAATAACTATACTTGTTATGACAAAATTATTTAAATTTTCTGCTAGTTCTGCCACAATAGGTTGGATGTTTGCAGAAACTGTTCCTAACTCAATATCTCCAATTCTTGCTGTACCTGCAACAGTTCTAAAACCATCAGGAGCTAAAAATATTAAGTCACCACCAATCTCTTGAATACTATAACCACTTAAACATCCTACATTCTTTGTAACTGGAACTACTGCTATATTGCTTGAATCTTCTATATTTACTAATTTAAAAATACTATTTCTACAAAATATAAATAATTCGTTCCTGAAACTTTTTATCCCTACAATTTGGTCTTCTAAGACTATACTTCCAGCACCTGAACTACCAAAGTTTGTAGGGTCAATAGTGTTTCTATTAGTTCCTGAAACTGCACTATAAAATACAGTATTTAAATTATCTTCTACTCCAGCTGCTATTAAATGTTTATTATGTAAAGCTATAAACTTTACATGTTTAGAACTTGTTACATCAACTTCTTCTGAAAAAAAAGTTCTAGAAGTTAATATACCGGTGCCTTCCATTCTAAAGCTATAAATTTTATTAGCTCCATCTGCCATAAATACAGTCCCATAATCAGATGTAGCTGTGTCAAATAAAGCAAATTGCACTTGCCCTTGACTTGTTCTATTTAAAACACTTCTACCAGTAAAAGTAGTATGATTATCTCCACTTGATGCTACTGAGCTTCTGTTTATTTGTAACCAACTTGTTCCTGTATTGCTAAAATAAATATCATCACTTACACAAGCTATAACTCCATCTGCATACGGAAAAACACCTAAAATTGTGTCATTAGAACCTGAAGGTTGTACTGCACTAGAGCCACCAAATTTTGAAAAACCATTTATTCTTCTATAACCACCTTCAATAGAAACTTCAAAATTTTTTAAATCCCTTGCAACACCGGGACTTTTTAACAAATTAATCATGTTAGAGGATTCTACTAATCCACCATCACATGCTACTGTATAAGGTTGCGATCTAGCCATAATTAAAAATAATTCCTATCATCTGTCATAAACTTTGGAGCAGGATTAATTAAGTTTGATTTCATATACTTCATAGATTTTTTATAGTCCTCTAAAGCAAAAGCTGCCTGTTGAGGAGATTCTTTAAACTGCCAGATATAGTATCTTGATCTTGAAGTTATGACATTACTGTATTGTTCTGGTAATGCTATTGTATCGTCATGAGCTGATAAAGCTGTAGGTTTTGTAAAAGCATAAAAATGAACATTGTAAACTTTGTCTGGTATAGGACTTAAACCAAATTTTCTGTTATCTGGAGACTTAATTACAAATCTAGGCTCACCAAACTTTTGACTATTAGCATCATCTTCATTTTCATTGTCTCTATAGTATCTTCGCCATTCATTTAAATTTACGAATCTTAAGCCCTTTGAAACAAAAGGAGCTGATTCTCCTGAAACATTTATAGTTGTTATGTAAAAATCATCCCAATCTATAGAAGCAAAGTCTGTTGTAATACTAGAACTATCTGATTTTAATAAGTACCATCTAGTTCCTGCTACAGTTGCTACAGTTGTATTACCATAAAAAGGGTCTGTGCTGCCACTAAGTCCAGCAGAAAAGAATGGTAGTTGTGGTTCTTGATTAGCAATATCAAATATTGATTTGTTAATTGCATCTTTTACAAACTTTTGAATACCTACAGCATCACTAAAATTAGCAGATGTTAAAGGTAATTCATTAAGTTCTCTTAAAAGTTCATTAGTTAAATCTAAATAAGTTGTAGACATCTCCTCTCCCCAGAGTAAATTTTATTATTGTTTGTTTATTTATTTATTTTAAAAACTTCTTTGTTTTCTACTGGCATTAAACTTTCGTTATACCCAGCTTTATCTCTACACATATTTTCTTTACCATTAATATCTTCATAATCTTGCATAGAGTTGTCTTTATATTCTTTTGGATTTTCCATAATTTTTCCTTAAAAAAAGAAGAGGAGTCCGAAGACTCCCCTAATACTATTAGTCAATAGTGTAAAAAGCTGAAACTAATGCTTCAGGTCTTAGTACTTTTGTACCAAACACATGCAATCCTCTTACAATATCACCAAATGAATCTGGGTCCCTTAGAACCTCAGTTGATATAATTGTTTGAGCAGTTGCTGTAGATGAAATATGTCCAGCTAATACTTTACCACTACATGTAGATGTAGCAGCAACATTATTAGATTTGTACATATTAAATCCTCTTAATGCTCCACTAGAAACTAAACCATTTCTAATAGAACCTTGACCTGCATTAAAGTCAACACTTAATAACTTTGAGCTAGATTGAGATAGTTGCTCATAAAAACTTGGAGGAGCAACAAACCATCTACCTTCTTCAGGTACATTTTGCTCGTCAAGTAATCTAGCCATAAAAGCCATAACATCTAAAGGATCAATTCCTGTTCCATCAGAACCTAAAAGGTCGATAGAATTAGAACCACCCTGATGTTGACCCATATTTTGAGATGCAGAAGCTGCATCAGCACCTATAATATGGTCTGGGCTTGAAGATGAAACACCACTAAACATGGATGCTAATACTGAAGAGTCAAAAGAGTCTCTTAAAGCATAAGCTGCTGATGATGTTGCAACTTCTTTAAAGTTTACATGTGACATTTTCTGTTCAATATCATCTACGATGAATTTGAAAGCATTTGCTGAGTCAACGACTAGAGATGTCTCTTGGTCTGTTAACTTTGTCGCTGTTGGGTCACTACCTCTGGTGTAGCTTGAAACACTAATTTCTGGTTCTTTAATGATAAGAACAGAATCACCGAAGTTAGAGATTTCTCCTGAGTAGTCTGTATTTGTAATAGCTTCCACTACACTTGCTTTTCTGAAAAAGTTTAAAACTTTAGCAGAATAAATTGCAGGTAAGAAAAAACTATTAGCCTGACCACTTACGGAGTTCCCAAAGTTTGCATTTGTATCTGGACTAGGTTCAAAATACTGTGCCATTTTTATTCTCCTTGGTTAAATTAAAGTTTATTTACTAATTCTTCCTTCATCCCAAGCTTTGTCAATTTCTTTTTCAAGCCTATTGAACTCGTCTGGAGACAAATTCAGAATCTCCTTTTGTGTCCAAATCTTTTGTTGTTGTGGCTCGATTTGTGTCGTTTTAGTAGACACTATATCTGCAGCCGAAACATTAGATTCTGGACCTGCAGATGGCTTTGTTTTAACTCCTATGTCTGATTTAAATAAATCTATAGCTCTACTTGCAGCCTCTGGATCATTTGAATTTTTGTAAATCCAATTTTGAATAGATTGAGGCTGAGACTTGGCCCATTCATGAAAGGTATCGCTGTTTCTAATATCATCAAAATCAGGATGCCTAGACTTCAAAGCTTTTTCTGAATCAAGTCTTACTAACTCTTGCTCTCGTTGTTGTAAAAGTTTTATCTTTTCTTCTAACTGTGCTGCTCGGCTTTCGCTTTGCATGTTAGCAACTGTTTCCACTACATCATAAACATCAGGATATTTTTCTTTAAACTCATTTAGTTCTTCTTGAGATTTAGGAGGGTTGTATTTTATTTTGCCCTCATTAGCTTGTTCTATTAGTTCAAGCTCTCTCTGTTTGAACTCATTAAGCTTACTATCGTAATGCTTTTTTAAATCATCATATCGTTTTTTATAGTTGGGTCGCTTATAAGTTTGATCACCTTGAGCTGTTTCTTCTTTAACTTCTAATTCTTCATTTACCCCATCTTCATTAACATTTTCATTATTATTTTCAGGGTCTGCAAAGTAAAGACTCTCAGAGGAAACAAAAGGTTTATCTTCTCCTTCGTGCCAACTTTTTTTTAAATTATAAGGGTTTGCCTTATCTTCTTTTTTAGCCATCTTATTCTCCTATTAAGTGCTTTAACAATCTCACAAGGTAGCTGCTGTACTTGCAGGGCTTGTCTTGTAAAGGTCGCCTTTCGGTTAATTAACTTCTGACATGTTGTTGATTAGGATCAAGCATCATTCTTTTTTTGATTTCGTCTGCAACTAAATCTTTTTCCTCTTGCATAGATGCTTGAGGTCCGACAGTTTCTTTACGAACTCGTATTTCCTGAACTTCAGGTTCTGATGCTATTTCCTCTTCAACTTCACCACCAGATTGCATATTTTTTCTCTTATATGCATCTTCGGCATCTTTCATCATTTTTTCTAGATTTTCAACACCGATTTCCTTAACTGCATTCGCAGTAAAGACAAATTCTCCATCCGATAACCTTGCAGGTATCGAATCAGAGACTCCTGTGCCGGGTCCTTCGACTTCTCCGGCTCCAGTAAACTCAGAAGCTTTTTCAATCACTTTGTCAAATATCATACTTAACTCCGGATTGGCTTCCAGTTGTTCCATTAACATAGACTCTTCTTTGTCGGATAGAGCTTCATCTATCACAAAGTCTACAAATTGTTCTTCCATTTTTTCATCAGGCACCATTTCACCACCTTCTGATTTATTTACTCTATCTACTTCTTCTAATTGTATGCTATGTCTTAATCTTTCAATTTGATCTTCTAACAAAACTCTTTCTTTTTGATTTAATTTTTCAAAATCAGAATCATAAATAGAATTTAATACTTTTAATTGTTCTTCTTTTTCTTCTATAGTTTTTGGTTCTTTAGTTATATCACTTGCTTTTTTTGTAGGTTTATCTTTAGGTTTTACTTTTGCTAAAAGTTTACTTATAATTCCACCTATACCATATCTTTCTCTATCATCTTCTAAAATACCACCTGAATATTTTTCTTCTTT